GGACCTTGCCGATTTGGGTGATGCCACCCGCGCAGCCCAAAGACCGCATCGCCTTGGCCAGTTGCGTTGGATTGGTCATCCAGTTCGAGGCCCGACATTCCTGACCACGGAAGAAGACCAGCTGGACCTGCAAGGAGCCGATGCTGGCCACCTCAGTGAACATCTGTGCCTGTAGCTCGCAAGCCATGTCCCAGGTCGGCTGCCGGCTTGCAGTGGCATCAAGCGCGAAAATCAGCCGCGCCTGGACCGACGTTTCCTTCCGCATCTGGGCGAGAAAATCATCGAGCTCGCCCTGCGTAGTTACGTTCGTCACGTCCGTCTCGAGACTGGTTTTGGTGATGTCTGCCACCGTCGACCTCCTATATTATTTTCATGAGAGCGTAGTTGGCCGTTTTCGTATGAGAGTCCTGACCTCTCACCAGTTGATAGTCACCCACGATCCGACAGCTCTTGCGCAACCACTTCCCTAACCGTTCAGGCGAAATCTCATTACGGTTCTTGTCCCGCGCAATCCGCAGCAGAAAGTCCCGAAGCGCCGGCGGATTGAACTTGCTCGGCGTGTTGACTTCGGCAAGCTCGATGATGCGGGCAACGGTGTAGGGCGTATTGAGCGGAATCCGGTAATCGAGCCAGAGCCGATGAAACTCTCCGATCAGCAACAATTCCGGGTTCTCGGCGCGAACCTCATCCATGCTCTCCCGCGGGTCGCGCTTGCCCAGCCAGACCAAGGGTGAACGCACCATGCTGGACCAGGCGCCGTAAGAGCCTAGGGAATCGCACACCCGCGGCCGGCCGGCGGCGATATAAGCCCTGACTATCGTCAAAGCGGCCGCGACGTATTCGGCGCGTCTGTTGTAGGCAATCGCCAGCGTGTCGCGCTTGAATTGCCGCAGCTCTGGGCGCTCGCTCAAGGCCTTCAGCTCGCAGATCAGACCACGCCGCAGCATATCGCCGGCGAACCCGATGCCGTTGCCGGTGGCGTAAACCGCCGTATGACACTCGCAGACCGGCATCTCGGAGCGGCCAAGAATCCGAACCGTCATCATCGAACGTTCGGTCAGCTGGTTAAGGATCTGACCCTCGAGATCGCGGTCGCAATTATCGAAGGAGAAGATCTGAGCGCCAGCGAGCACCAGGGCGCCGACGCGCTTCTCAACCTCTTCGTCACTACTTGAAAGTGTCGTCACTGGGCAGAGCTGGCCGGTGACGATCATGGAGATGATGTCGACCAATAACGACTTGCCGACACCCGGCCCGTCGCCGCGTACCAGGATCGCCGGCGCCGTCGGCAGGCTTCCGCGCAACAGTGCGGCCAACAGCCCAGCGAGCGCCACCGACAGGTCAAGATTCTTCCGCCTGAACGAGAACTCGGTGAATAGGTCTCTTAATATCGCCAGTGCAGCCAACGCCTCCGCCTTGGTCGGCTGATCCGGAATAGCCGTCAGCGTCAGTCCCGGGGCCAGATAAAGCTCCGATCGAGAATCGTAGCCGGGCGTGGACAGAAGAGTGCCGTCGTAGCGCAGGGTCGGGGTGGTGATGATTCCGCCAACGAGCGGGAAGACCTGTTGCCCCTCCCGTGCCAACAGCATGCGCACGAGTTGTGTTGGTGGGTCGGCGACGCGCCATGCCTTTTGCCGCCGGTTGTATTTTTCGAAGACCGCGCATTCCGCGACCGGAAGGGTGAAGGAGTCAGCGGTGAACGTAGCGAACTTCGCCTGGAGGGTCTTACGTCCGTCGGCGGCCGCGATCGATTCATGAAAGGCCGGATAGACCAGGATCCCGGTCCCGGTACGCGTGAAGATCTCGGCACCGGAATCGTGCAGCGCCTGTTCGGTGGTTCGCAGGATATGCGGTAGTCGTCCGGCCTCGAGTCGAATTGTGGGCAAGACATGCGGCTGCGGCTGCGATGCCGGCGGTGGCGGTGGAGGTGGCGGCGACTGTGACGGGGATGCTCCTGGCGCTGAGGATGGTTGCGGTGAGGACGCTGGCGCCGTGGCGCTAGACGCCTTACTGGTAATCGTCTTGACGTAGGATCGCTTAACCTCCTTCTCGAGGCGCTTCTGGTATTTCGCACTAACGCCGTTCGGATAGCGTTTGAGCAACTCGATAATGTCCTCAACGCTCCAGTGTCGTTGGTTGAGTCGGCGCACCACGCTTTGAAAAAGCGCCGAACGTGACTTGTCATCACCGCGGCCATTGCCACCATTCTGAATATCGGCGAGTAGATCGGCGGGCAGCGTCGATTCATCCAGGCATGGGCCGATATTGATGTTCGATGCGCTGAAGCTCGAAACGCCGCTCGACACGTTGTTCACCGGCGTGACCGGACTCGCGGGACTTGAGAACGCGGCGAGCAGTTCATCGGGATCCCATAGGCGCCCGGTTTCTTCGATGATTCTTGTCGGCTCGACAATAATCCTGCCGCGGGCCTGCTTGGTCTTATTCGGGTAATTCGGCGAGCCGCTGACCCGATAGAACTGCGTAATGACCCCAGTGTCGCTGTCAGCACCAGTGCTGGCCCGCATCGCATCACCGATGATCCTGGCCTCGGCCGCGCAAATGGGGCGTGCCAGGAAAAACCAGAAGTGATGGTTTCCGGGCGAGGTCTCGACCGTGAGACTGGGACGCACAGAGAGATTGCAGGCCTTGGCCTTGTCAGCATCAGAATCGACGACCAAGGCAAATACGTAACGTGTCTCGCTGTGATCGCCGCGGCGGCCGCGGAGCCCGGGCTGGACGGTGCGGGTCTCGACATAGCAATTGAAATGTGCGGCATCGGCCACCGCCGCCTCGACCATGTGCTTGACGTCGTGGACCGCGAATGCCTGCGTTAGCACCTTGTCGGACTCCAGTGGGCTGATACGGCAAAGATTGAGTACGCCGGGCGAATTGCTGCCGGCCTTCTTGATTGAATCGGTAATATGCCCACTGATGATCGTGAGAAACCGCTCGATCTCGGTGGCGTCGACGCTGACAGTCATTATATTTTGCCTCCTGCCCGCCGATAGATTTTGAAGATCAATGCCGTCTGTTTTTCGGAGAATCCTTTGCTCGGTGCGTGCCGCATCTGAATGGACATGTCCTCGATGAAATTACGCTCCCAGGCATTCAGCCGGTTCAGATTCTGGTGTGCGAATAATACGGCCGCTTCGCAGGTCACCTCGTCGCTGTCGGCCGTACCGAAACCGATCGCCGCGTTTTGCGGCATCTTCTTGCGCTCGTCTTCGGCACCCTTGGCGTAGCCGTCGAGCCATGTCTTTTTGTAGAACTCGGCGTTGGCGGTGTTGCCCTGCTCGAGCTTCTGGAGCGAGTCGGAGAAATCGTGAAAATCGGAGCCGCGTGACTTCAGCACCGCCTTGATCGTGCTAACCGTCAATAGAATTTCCGTCTGGCCGGCTTCAGCGCTCCCGTCAATGCTTAGCCGATGGAAAAGCTTGACCAGTTTGCTGCGGCTGTCGCCGCGCCCCTTGTCTTCGTTGTCGCTATCCCTGTCACTCATTTCCAGCATCTCCCCTTGTGCGGGCAGAGCTTGCAGTGAAAATTGCCGGGGTCATTGGCGACGCGCGGTAACAGCTCGCCGGCGCGGGTCGCGGCGATGATCATGGCCGCGCGATCGGTCCAGTACTGCGCCGTCTGGGCATTGAAGGGCACGACGAAGTGGAGCAATTCGCAGCTATCGGCGTTCGCCGCGGTGAACAGCGCCGGATTCGTTCGATTCAAGTGCAACTGGTAGGTCGAAATCTGCGCCGCGTATTTCGGAAAGGTCTTCACGAGTCCATCTCTCGCGACGGCGTGCCAGTTTTTGGCATTCAAACACTTGGCCTCCCACAAGCATGAAAAGTCCAGATGTGCGTCAGGCAGATCAGGACCCTCGAGAATCAGTCCATCGGCGTGGCCGCGGAAATCGCCGTTGAGCGTCACGAACTCGAGGTCGGCGGGATTGGTGGAAAATTTGAATCCGGTTGCGGCCAGCTGCTCGCGGATCCTGGATTCGAAAAAGTGGCCGCGTTCAAAGATCCGCTTTACACGCGCCGTGAGTTCCGGCTTGCACCACCAGTCGAACTGAATGCGCCTGGCACAAGCCTCTCCGACAATGCTAGCACCAAGATATGGCCGCGGCCGTTCAGGTGTGCTGGCGCGCTCGATCAGTGTGTTGATCGCGATGTTGAAGGGAAGTTCGTCCAAATTACTGATGTTGAAGTTAGGCCTTTCTATTTACCTACGCCTCGGGACGGTCTCGGGACGGTCAGAATGGAGGACTCTCCTGTCTGGTTGCTCTCTGTGTCACGCCGCGACCGGAGAGATCGCGGACGCGCATCGCCGGCTCGATCAACTTGAACGCCTCGAGCAGAAAGTTCGCCATGGTCGCCTTCGGCCAGGCGCTTAAAGGCTCCGACCAATCGAGATCGGCGCAGTTCTCGGCGAGCTCGGGAAGGATGGTGATGATCACGCCGGCGTCCCACGGGTCCGGCGTGATGGTGGTGTTTCTGATCGTGCGCTCAGCCTCGATTCCTTCGACGCTTGCCTGCTCCGCGCGCGTCTCGATCCAGCCGAAGATGATCGCGGCGGCGACGAGGCCCCACTCCTTGTCGGAGAGCCGACCGATTTGCACCGCCGGCGGAATTACGCCGGCGGTAATGATCCTGCGCGCCTCGGCGATGGCATTGGCGGTCGCCTGCCTTTGCCATACGTCTTCGATCGCGCTTGCCGAAGATTCACGGAATTGAATTTTGGCCTTGCGCATCACTCACTCCTCGGCCCATTTGGGTTTTTCAATCGGTATCGGCGGAACCACCGGGCCGGATGCCGTAGACGACGGGCCTGTCGATGCAGATTGCGTCTGCGCGACTGGGCCGTATTTGCCCCAATCCGGATGATCATTGGTGATTACGCCGGCGAGAACGTTTTTCGGCGGGTAAGTCTTGCCGTTTTCGGTCTTCTCGCCCTCGATCCCGACAATCGCAACGAAGCGTAAGCCATCAAAGTCCTTATACTCACGGTCGCGTTTGGTGCGCGCTTCGGTGCTGGTCTTGTCCTTCGGGTCGATGTCAAAGGCCGAGTCCAGAATGCATTTGAGCTTGCAGTGGCTATAGTAGGTGGCGAGCTCCTTTGTCGGGTCGACAACGAAATTATTGTGGAAGACCTTCTGCGCGTACTCGCCGTTCACCACCGTGAACTTGACTGCCAGCATCTCGGTGCCGGTGCTGGCGCGCGTCAGTTCGCCGTGCTGACCGGCGCCGCCGTCGATAACATTCATCTGCACGATAGCAATGGAGTTGTCGGGAATGAGATTGAATCCACCCGACGCTTCGGAGAAATTAGGCATGGTGACCTCCATGAATGAGAAGCCTGTCGAGCAGCTCACCTAAGTCTGGCTTCTCGTACAAACTCAGGTGGCCCGAGCGGTCCTTGCTCGGAAAATTCCAGGGGTTCGGTTGCCCGGTGATGAAGGCACGCACAGGCTTCCCGTCACCGAAATCGACAGAAGCTAAAACGATCACCTCGTCGACGACTGCAGGCAATTCGCGGGAAAAGCGCTGGCCTTCGGTTTGGAGATTCCAGGTAGCAATCCCAAGATTATCGACGCTGCGTTCAAGAACGCAGGTCATAATAATGTTGCGCCGACGATCGCGTTGCAGCCGAGCTAACCAGGCGATCATCTGCCTCGCATGAAGACCATAGGCACCGCGCAGGTCCTTGCGACCATGACTGAACGCTTCGGGTTGTCGCTCGGCAAAAGCAAAAGATCGGCGTGATACTTCAGTCAATGAATCAATGATGATGGTCTCGTACTTTGGAAACCCTGCGTATTTCGGATCGGCAGTGAGGGCGTCGTAGCGCGCTTTCGAATAGGGTTCCGATGACGTCTGCACCAGATCCGGTCCGCCAAGCACGAGAGCAGCGTCGCGTAACTCCTCCCAGGTTGGCTCATTAACGGCGTCGATCGGAACGTCAGCGATCCCCCGATCACCGGCTTCGCAATTGAGCAGCAGGGCTTTTGGTAGTCGATCGCGCAGGGTCCTCACCTGAGACGTCTTGCCGATACCGGGAATGCCGGCCAGACAGATCGTGACCCCGCGCTGCTCCTGGGCGCGCTGCTGGGCGCTAATGATTTCCACGTCGTTCTTTCCTCTCTGTATCCGTCTGGTCGTTCAGAATGATCTGCATCACGGTTTTCTCTCGTTCGAATCCGAGCTTTTAAATTCGTTCGTCAGGATGGCT